TAAGAGCACCAAACCAATTAACAACTTCTCAAATTGTAACTTTTCAAGAAGAAACTGGTACGGTTGCTTTGCTATCTGATATTCCAACAATACAGGCGGGGACTAACATAACAATTGATAATACCGACCCATTAAACCCCATTATTAACGCAAGCATTACTGGAGGCGGAGGAATACCTCACGCTACCGCGGCAGGGACTGATACGTACACCGCTACAGTTTCAGGAGTTGCCTCTTACGCTGATGGTGATACTTACTTAATAAGGTTTACAAATGGAAACACTACAAGTGCTACATTAAATATAAACTCTTTAGGAGCTATACCTCTTTACAGAAATAATGATGGAGTTTTAATTGGAGGAGATATTATTGATGGAGGCGAAATGCTTTGTGTATATAATTCAACAACAAATAGATTTCAAGTTATTGGAACTGCACCAAATAGTTTGTTTTCCTATGTTACAAATGCAGACTCTGTTACTTTAACAAAGGGAATGCCTGTGTATGCTTTTGGTGGTACAGGAGATAGAATGACTGTAAAGAGAGCATTTAATACATCTGATGCGACATCAGCTCAAACAGTGGGATTAGTATTATCGACATCTATTGCTGCTAATCAAAAAGGATTGATAATGATGCAGGGGCTTTTGGATGGGTTAAGTATCCTTCCAACCGCAACATTTGCTGATGGAGATCCTGTGTACCTTGGCGCAACAGCAGGGACAATTACAAACGTTAAACCATACGCACCAAATCACTTAGTGTACCTTGGGGTTGTAACAACTGCAAGTAATGGCTCTGCGGGCAGAATGTATGTTAGGGTGCAGAATGGATATGAGCTAGATGAGCTTCATAATGTTCAGGCTAGAACCCCATCGCTTAAAGACACGTTGTGGTATGACAACACCGTATCTCCCGCGCAATGGAAGACAGCATCTATACCTACAATACTTGGATATACGCCCGGCACAGTAACATCTGTAGCTGCGTTAACGTTAGGAACAACAGGAACAGACTTATCATCGTCAGTAGCAACAGGAACAACAACTCCTGTTATTACACTTAATGTACCAACAGCAAACGCAAGTAATAGAGGAGTGCTATCTCCAACAGATTGGAGCACGTTTAATAATAAACAATTCCCTTTAATTAAACAAGGATACACAACTTTAACAGGAGTTACAGGAACACAAGTATTATCATCCTTACTTATTCCTGCAAATTGGTTAGCAAGTGGCGATGGGTTTGAGATTATAATAGTCCCTGCAAAAACTACCACTGCTGCAAATATTGGATTTTTTTTATATCACGATACAACTTTAAATGGCGTTACAAATGCGATTGCTACAGGAACTTCAATATCATTTAATCAAAGAATAGGTTTTATCCAAAGAATTATGTCACTTAACAGTACAACTCTGTATAATTGTTTACCTGTTAACGCAACTTCATTATTTCCAACTACTTCAACAGGAACTGCTCCAACTACAACGTTTAATCCTGCAGTAAATAATTGGATTACGCTAACAGTAAATCCAACAGTAGGTAGTGAAGTAACAGGATTTCATCAATTCTTCATCAGAAAATTATAATTATGAATAGATATTTTATATTAAAAGATTTAGAAACTTTAGAAGTGGTTGGTGCGCCATTTGAAACACAACCCGAAAATAGCTTACCTTACACTATTAATGAGTTTAACAAACCTTGTTTTGATGTTTATCCAAATCCAACAACTATTGTAGAAGGTTCACAAGATCCTATAAAACCTAATGTACCACAAGAAGTTCAACTTTGGCGTATTAGAACAGTATTAAGACTAATGGGTTTAGAGAGCACTGTGGCAACTGCATTAGACCAATTAGAAGAGCCAACCAAAACAGGAGCAAAGACAATTTGGGAGTTTGGTACAACCATTGAAAGAAACAGTCAAACGGTTTTATTCCTTCAATCAGTTTTACAAATGACTGATTTGCAAGTAGACGAAATATTTATAAATGCAGAACAAATAGCGATATGAGAAACTTAAGAAATTTAGCGCATTACATAGTTGGTTTTGCAATATTTTACCGTATTGGAAACGCAACAGATGTAAATGATTTTTGGTTATGGCAAAAGATAGTAGGCTCAATATTTATCGGAGTTTGCTTTGGTGGATTTATTGGTATGTTTTGGGAATATGGAAATAAAGTTGCTTTTAATATTCAAGGCGACTTTAAAGATGTTATACGAACTATAATAGGCGGTGTTTTAGGCTGTTTAACGGCTTGTTTTTATACAGGCATAACTTTTATAACCTTTTGGATGTTTTGGGGTGTTATAGCTTTAATTGTTGCTGATTTAATAAGAGCATATAAATACAAAAAATAGATGAATTGGTTTTTAGAAAATTGGATGGCAATAGTTAGTACTATTTCAATTCCAGTAGCTTGGGTTTTTGGTGGCAAACAAGCTAAAAAAGTAGAAATAAAAAATAGTAATGGCGACTTCTTAACCAAAGTGCAAGGCATATACGATGCTTTAGTAGAAGATTTAAAAACTGACAGAGATGAGTTAAAGGCTTGTAACATTGAGCAAAGCAAAGATATTTCAGACTTACGTGACGATGTTAGGAATTTACAAAAACAGTTTAACGACTTGTATCTCGCTTATGCAAAAGAAGTTGAATCATCAAAGTATTGGAAAGATAAATTTGATGAATTAGAAGGCAAATATATGCAATTAGAGAAAGACCACGAAGCATTAAAAAAACAATTTGAAAGTTATAAAAAATCAAACAAATGAAATTAGATAAAAACGGATATAATTTAATAACTAAATTTGAGGGTTTAAAATTAAAACCATATTTATGTTCAGCAAAAATTCCGACAATAGGTTATGGAAATACTTACTATCCAGATGGTAAACGAGTAACTTTATTAGACAAAGAAATAACAAAAGAATATGCTTTTGAAATATTTAAAGAAGTAGCTGATAGGTTTGCAAAAAGAGTAGATACATTAGTAACATCGAATATAAATCAAAATCAGTTTAATTCATTAGTTAGTTTTGCTTATAATGTTGGAACTGGTAATTTTAGTTCAAGTACATTGCTAAAAAAAATAAATAAAAACCCAAATGATTTGTCTATAAAAGCAGAATTTTTAAGATGGAATAAAGCAAATAAAGTAGTTATTAATGGTTTAACAAATAGAAGAAATGAAGAAGCAAATATTTATTTTAGTTAGTTTAATATTTATATCTTGTGGTTCAAGAAAAGTAAGTAAAACACAAATAGAAGAAAAAAAAGATAGTGTTTCAGTTGTTGATGTAAAAACAGAAGTTAAAACAAATGAAAATACAGAAATAAGCAACAATAGTAAAATAGATAAAACTGAAGATGAATTTATAATTGAACCAATAGATAACAACAAAGAAATAGTTGTAAATGGTAAAACTTATAAAAACGTTAAAATAAGACATAAAAAAACAAAAGACAATAGTTTACATACAAATCAAAAGAAAGTGTCTAAAAACGCTTTAAAACAACAAATAAAGCATAATAAGCAAGTTGTTACTGCTTCAAAAGTATTTGTAGAAAAGAAAATAGAAAAAAAAGAAAGTTTAGTTAAATATTTTTATATATTATTATTAATTTTATTATTATATTTGATTTATAAATATAGATTTAAAATTATTAATTTTATTATTAAATTATATATTTAAATATTCTTGAATTAAATAAATAAATATATATTAAATTATAATATTCTTGAATTAAATAAGTTATTTATATTATATATATATATATATTATTAAGAAATTAAAAATAAAGAAAATAAACGTTTTTAAGACACTATTTTTAGTCAAGGTATATAAGTATACTTAAAATCAATTATCTTTGTTAAAATCATATTTAAAATAAGTTATATGGCTAAAGTAGCAAAGAAACCTTTAAGAAAAAATCTAATAAAAGAATTAGATAGTGTTTTTAGCCAGTATATTCGTTTAAGATATGCTAAAAAAGAAATAGCTGAATGTGTTACTTGTGGTAAA